AATATGGCACTTCTGACGATCCTACAGTATATGCCATAAATGGCACCACTATAGCTTTCAATCTTAATGTGGCAGGTCATCCTTTTTTGATACAGGACGGCGCAGGTGCAAATTACAACACTGGGTTAGTACACGTAACCACAGGAGGCGTTGTGACTACAGGTGCATCTGCTCAAGGGCAAACATCTGGTACACTGTATTGGAAGATTCCAGATTCAATTAGTGGTAGCTACAGATATCAGTGCAGTGTTCATGCTGCTATGATTGGTACTATTTTCATTAAAAACTTTAGCAGTATTTAATTTTTCTGTGCTTGCGACCAGTCTCTAATTCTAGTTTCTAATTTTTTTCGCAAATCTGATATTTCGTCTTTCATTTCGTTGCCCATAGTTGGCAACTGTCTAGAGTATATCATTTCTAGATGCATGTTATCAAGTTTTTTAATGCTATAGGTTAATTTTTGTAACAATTGAACAGTTTCATTTTTTACATCGCCCGCTGGCATTGTGGCTATTACTGATTCATATCTTTCACAGTCTTTGATAAATCTAGTAGATTTTTGCAGTATGCTTGACATTTTCTAACTCCAATATAGTTTCAATTTTTGTACGAATTATGGTATTGCTCAATGTGTTTTTTAAACCGGTATGCAATTGTTTGGGCAAGTGATTCAATGCAGCCCAACATATAGTAGCAGCTGATGTTGTAAGAAATTCATCATCAACTAGACAGATATATGTTCCATATTCAAATCCACGGTCCTCACTGAGATACAATTCTATGGGTAAAATTTTACCCACTGAGAAATTATTTAACAACGGTTCGGCATCTTCTAATAGACTGCTGTTTCTCACAAAAGTAGGCACAGTCCATTTGGCATCTTCTAAAATAAGAAGAATTCTCTTGGTGTTTTTACTTAGAAACAATAAGCCGGCACGTTGTTGCATCTAGATACTTATCAAGCATCTAGATCAAATCTCCAATATCCGGCAGCGTATTCACCTTCGAAAGATCTCAACCATTGTGTGCCATCCCACTTGTATTGTACACCTGTGGTCAAGTTAGTGAAATATTGAATAATTGTCACTATACTAGGGTCAAACGTTTCCTGCCATACAGTACCAGTCCATTCAATTATAGAATTAGCCTTGATCACAGTATCGTTGCCTATGAGATCTTTCCAAGCATCTGGTCCGTCATAGGCAGTTGAGCCGGAATCAAAGTTGTTCCATCCTGAATTTTCCACAGTCTGTCCAACATTTGCACTGTTGTTGACATCGTCTAGTACTAGATATCTTGTGCCTACAGGAATCGCAGCAATACTTCCAAATTTTTCAATTGGGCTAAACTTGTAGGGATCAACGATAGCAGTTACAGGTAATATTGTATTGCTAGGGACTGTGTCCATATCAAGATCAATTACTAGGTATGTAGGGTCAATTTCATTTACGGTAAATGTGCCAGTGACTTCGTAGCCACTAGGTTGTGTAAAATGTATTCTACTAGTACCTGTATATCCACCGTGAATCTCTAGTATCTTATACCAATCTAGTCTTTGTTGATTGCCTTTGTAAGGAGTCTCATCCAGGCCCAACGACAATACTGCTTCATAGACATTCAGCACAGTGAGATCATAGAACCCTGTGGCCTTGTTTAGTATTAGTAATACCCCAAATCGATCCACAGTGTTTTGTACCTGAGTAGTTGCACCATCACCATTGAATATGAGATCTTCTAGACCTAACAATTGGCCTGATTCCCCAAATACATTCATGATGATGTTTTTAATAATGCCCATTTTCTTAACCTTGGCAGGCGGACTGATCCAAATAGGAGTTTGAAAATCTAGAGTACAAACATCAATGTCACTTTCTGTTCCTTGCGGAATAGTTCTAGAACTAAAATTAATGCTACTAAGATCTACTACACTAATACTGGTCCAGTCAACGTAATTGTCTGTGGTTTGAATTTCAAGACTGGGATTAAACAACACCAGAATCTGTTCCAGCAACTGAAGTTTTTGATCTGTGTTAGAAGTCCAGATTTCTGCTTTCATAGACAGTTTGAACGGTGTAGGCATGAGTCTTTCCACAGTATACCCACCGCCTTGTACTCCACCGTATTCTCTTTCACCTGCTTGATTGGTAGTATACTGCCGTTCTCTTACAGATAGTTTACTAACAAAACTGTAGTCACTAAGTCTAGAATTATCTAACTCGAGGCCGCTGATGTAACAGGCTATTCTAGGCACTGTTGACAGTTTGTTTTCACTGTTGTCTTTGATCATGCTGGCAACCTGTCTGGTCATATCACCGTACAACACAGGCACGTGTCTCTCTTCGGGAACATCACCTCCAGTTTTATATTTGAATCCTATAAAGATTCTCATAAACTGTGTAACATATCGTCTTACTTGCGCATCGTAAAAATAATCCATTATTCATCTGCCTCTGGTCTGAGAGCCTTGCTGAGACTCTGTCTTTCTTTCACAGTGTTGCCATTTATTATGTCTGTATTTGTATTGTTGATAAATCCAGCTTTTTGTGTCTGGCGAACATCCTTGCCTTCAAATTGATCACCAACCCCAACATCACTTGGTCCTAGGTTATTCATGGTCATTCGTACCTTGTCTTCGACTTTGACCCATCTTGATCCGTTGTATCTAAACAATCTATAAGGGAAATAATCTTTACGTAGACAGAATTGACCATCTGCAGGAGCTAGAGGAAAGGCTATGCCAGCTGTGAATGGCGCACCGTTTGGTGGAACACCATCGCCAACAAGGTATCCGTTATACCCAGATACTTCTGATGATAGTAAAGCGGTAGCAGCAGTGGATCCTACATATACAGGAGTACCGTCAGTATTAAACAAGAGATTGCCTGCTTCATCAGTGGCCTGAGTTTCTAAGCTAGCATCTAATAGGCTGTTATCTGCGCTGACCAGTACCGGTAATTTATCTTCGTCCACGGTCAGCGTGTAAAACTGCGTGGTGTCCGAACCGCTCCTTGGAGCATCTGTTTCAGCTTGATCAAGAACTGCCTGGGTGATCTGCATTTCTTTTTCGTAGGTGCTCATTATGTTTCGTAAGCTGTCGGCTAGTTCATAATAGGTAGCGTTAGGAGGTGCAACTCCTGTGACTTCTTGTAGCACCGTGTAATTTTTTCCATCCAACCCAGTAACAACATCACCTGGATAATAGGTTACAGCAGAGTTGTAGGTGCCAACCATTGCATCTTTGTTAGCAACCTGATCTAGTATTTCTTTGAATTCTTGACTATCAACTAATGGTTTACATTTGGCACGATATAGATGCGGGTACCAAGTAACTGAGAATCCTTCCGCAGCTCGGTTTACTTCTTCAATCACATAGAATCTTTTAAGAGCAAATTGAAGATCATTGAGAGCATGATCGTCTTTGAGATGTGGCAGTTCAATGACATCCCCACTGATCAATTTACGACCTAGTTTTTCAATAGTATCGTTGATGTGAAATGTAATAAAAACAGTATCGTTTTGTAAGAATAATCCAAATTGGCTGAGATTAAAATCTAGATCTTGAAGACTGTATACTCCTCGCATGACATAGATATCAGGATCATACTTGCGATCTCTATTTTCTAAAAACAGCAGGTCTTGGATCTGTGTAGGATCGCTGGTATTATATACGGGTTGTGTAGGGGAGGCAGTATTCCCAGTAGATCCGGGACCTAGATATCGATGTATAAACACATCAGTACCACCAACCTGGAACATTTCCCAGATATTTTTATCTATAAATTTATAATCATTGCCCTTTTCAGGGCGGTAAAGGCTCAGTCTTGGCATAGTCATATATTTACCGCTACGATAAATAGTTGTATGAGCCAAATAGACCAATCCAAGCAAGAAGTTTTTAGTTACTGCAAAGCCATGCTAGGCGACGGCATGATTGACGTAGAGCTAGATCCCGTACACTACGAAACTGCACTTAATAGAGCATTAGGCGTGTTTCGACAACGTTCAGATAATGCCGTTGAAGAAAGTTATGCGTTTTTAACGCTGAGAGAAAATCAGCAAGAATATATTTTGCCCAAAGAAGTACAACAAGTGCGACAGATATTTCGCAGATCAGTTGGGTCAAGAAGTGGCAACGGCACAGGCGGCACAGTATTTGAGCCGTTCAACATGGCCTATACCAACACCTATTTGCTAAGTTCAACGAATATGGGCGGCCTACTAACCTATGAATTATTCAGCGGTTATCAAGAATTAGTAGGCAAGATGTTTGGATCTTTTATTAATTTTACCTGGCAACCACAAAGTCGCAAGATAATGATCCAACAACGTCCTCGAGGCGATGAAGAAGTAATGTTATGGGTCTATAATACCAAACCAGATTTTGCTATTATCGACGATACCTATGCAGGACAATGGATCAAAGACTATAGTTTGGCCAACTGTAAGATGATGCTGGGTCAAGCCCGTGAAAAGTTTGCTCAAATTGCTGGACCTCAGGGTGGAAGCAGTCTAAACGGGGCAGCAATGAAAGCAGAAGCCACAGCTGAAATTGAAAAACTAACAGACGATTTGATGAAATTAGTACCAGGTGGTCAAGGATATACTTTTATTATAGGTTGACCGCAGCAATATTCTCCTGTATACTTTATACAGTTGGAGAATATTATGATTATAGGTGTATGCGGATTTATAGGCAGCGGTAAGGATACCGTTGCAGATTACTTACAAAACTTTCACGAATTTAGACGAGAGAGCTTTGCATCAACACTAAAAGATGCAGTGGCATCAGTATTCGGTTGGGATAGAACCATGCTTGAAGGGCGTACAAAAGAAGCCCGTGAATGGCGAGAACAAGTAGATCCATGGTGGGCCGCAAGACTTGATATGCCTACATTGACTCCAAGATGGGTGTTGCAATATTGGGGTACTGAAGTTTGTCGTAAGGCATTTCACGATGATATATGGATTGCCAGCCTAGAAAACAAACTGCGCAACAGTCGAGATAACATTGTTATTTCAGATTGCAGATTTCCTAATGAAATTGAATCTCTAAAACGTGCAGGCGGCAGTATTGTTTGGGTACAAAGAGGCACACTACCCGACTGGTATGCAGATGCAGTCAGTGCAAATCAAGGCAACAACGTGGGATTGAACGCAATGAAAATGCGCAAGATACACGCCAGCGAGTGGGCTTGGTTAGGCAGTGACTTTGATATAGTCATTGATAACAACGGTTCTATTGATGATCTTTATAGACAATCAGCCAGTCTAGTAGTCAGCGACAAGATCGCCCTGTCGCCAAGTGATTCCTTCTTTGCCTAGTATTTGAGCACAGTTCGAACATACAGTTTTTAAATTGCTGTGACGACAGTGATCTAGATTGCCGTCTATGTGAAATACTCTAAAAACTTCTTTGTGGGCTGATCGAAACCCACATTTGTCACATTGATTTTTTATTCGATACCCGGATCGATGCCATCTAGGAATGCCAAAGCCTAGACCGTTGGCCATACAGATTTCGCACAATGATCTATAATAGATCTTGTCGTTCTTTTTGTAGTTTACCGCACGGGGTCGTTGTCCGCACTTGCAAAGGGGTCTCATAAACATATTTACACCTTTTCAGCCCCTTTTCCCGCCTTGCATATCCTGGGGTTTTTTAATGATGCCGCTAAATAATAGTACATTGATTTAACCCTAGGAGACAGTCGAATGGCACTAACATCACCAGGCGTAGAAGTACAAGTAATTGACGAGAGTTTTTATACTCCAGCTGAACCAGGAACGGTTCCGTTAATTGTTGTAGCCACTGCTGAAAACAAAATAAATGGAGCTGGCACAGGCACAGCTTCAGGTACCACTGCAGCCAATGCAGGTAAGGTATTCAAAATGACCAGTCAACGAGAACTTGTTGACACATTTGGTTCACCGTTCTTTGAAAAGACAGTATCGGCTAGTCCTATACACGGTGGCGAAAGAAACGAATACGGTCTACTAGCTGCTTACAGCTTGTTGGGCGTTTCAAATTCTGCATTCATCCTACGTGCAGACATCAACCTAAATGAACTAGAAGGTCAAACAGATGCACCGGGAGCGGATCCAGCTGATGGCAAGTGGTGGGTAGACACACAAACCACCACTTGGGGTATCAACGAATGGAACGGTTTAGCATTAGCCGACAGCGGTCAAAAATTTACTGCTAAAACTCCTTTGGTACTCACAGATGCTGATCTAGATAATATCAACAGCAATGCTCCTAAAACATCAGTAGGTACCATTGGTGACTACGCTGTGGTGTTTCAGACAGCAGCAGGCGACGGAACATTTTTAGCTGAAGATGAACTGGTAAGAATATACTACAAAAGTGCAGGCAATGCCACCGCTGGTATCACAGCCGGTACATGGGTACTAGTTGGTAGCCCTGAATGGGCTGCCAGTCATCCTACAGCATTCAGTTCAGCAGCAGTGACTGGTACATTATCAGGCACATTGGTCATCAATGATGTAAGTATCGCAGTAGGTGTTAGTCTTGCTTCCTGTCTTTCCAGCATCAATACTCTAATGAACGGCAGCGGTATCACTGCTGTGGTCAAAAACAGCAGATTGTATCTATTCAGTGACGGTACTTCCACTGCTACAGGCGGCGACTCCACAGCAACTGCAGGTGGTACTGGCAGTATTGTGATCAGTGGAACTGCACTGGGAACTGGTGCTGGCCTATTAAACATTGCTGCTGGCACATACATGTGCCCGGCATTGGCCCAACAGCCACACACCAGTGTGCCGTTGTTTAAAAGATCAGATTTTGGATCTACTGTAAATGCTCGTCCTACAGGTTCTGTATGGTTGAAAACCACCGAACCAAACAACGGCTCACGTTGGAGAGTAAAACGCTACAATGAAAGCACTGGTTCTTGGATGGCCAATGAAGCACCTTTGTATGCAACTCCGCACTCTGCTTTGTACTTTCTTGATAAATCCGGTGGTGGTGCAAATCTTCCTAAGGATGCATTATTTGTTCAAACAAATGCCAGAGAACATGCAGGATCATATTCCGCTACCACTGGAGCAGTGAACGGTTTTGATGCCCCAGATCAAACACTGGCTACTACCACTTTTAGAATATTTAAAAGAGCAGCTAGTGGTGAAACTGCAATCAGATCTAAAATTATTACTACAGGCACACTGAGCGCAATAGCAAGAACCTTCACAATCAAACAGTCGATTGTTGGCGATACTGCACTGAGCACAGCAGCTTCATTTACATTCACAGCAGCAGGCACAGCAGACGATGCGTTTACAATCGCAGGATTAATTAACGCTGCTAGTTACACTGATTCAGCTGGCGATGCTATCACAA